GGAGCAGGGTTATACCCCTGGCCGGACGCAGATATGGCTGCCGCACGACGGAGAGACGCACGACAAGGTGTATGACGTTTCGTTTGTCAGCGCTTTCAGGGCTGCTGGATACCGAGATGTGGAGACGGTGCCAAACCAGGGCAAGGGGGCTGCTAAGCAGCGGATTGAGGCAACACGGAGAATTATGCCGCTATGCTGGTTTAACGAGGCAACCTGCGACGGAGGATTGTCGGCCCTGGGCTGGTATCACGAGAAGATGGACGATCGGCGGAGTTTGGGGTTGGGGCCGGAGCATGATTGGTCGAGCCATGGCGCTGATAGTTTTGGGATGATGGCGATTGTGTACGAGCAGCAGTTTAAGCGGGAGCAGGCGACGACAACAGGTGGTAGCCAGAAGAAAATAAACCGGGGGAACTGGAGGACGGCGTGAGTGTAGCAAGCTCCATGATGGGGTTTAGAGAGGTGACGTCGCTATTAGGTGTTGGTAAAAATGGGCTTCCGGGGCTAGTGATCAAGCGTGATGGAATTTGGATTGATTTGTTTGAGGGAGATCGGCGCAAGCTAACGCCTCATGAGTTGGCTATTTTGTACGACGGAGTGGATAGAACTGAAGTTAAATATTGGGAGGTACCAGTGTTGCCATTTCCTTGCAGTTTAGAGTGTTTATCTTCGTTCTTGAAAAAAAGGGGGTTTGATTGTGATGAGGTGGTATTGTCATGAACGGCCCTATCCTGCGTATGTGGTCTACCGGTGAGCTGAGGCGGGAGTTTCGGCATGTGAACGGTGAGGAGGCGATGGTGATCCGTCGGCCGCTGGAGCCTGGTGCGGTGCCGGTGGTGATCATGTTGCGCAACATGCATGTGTATTACCCGCTGGACGAAGCAGAGTTCCAAGCCAATGCTCCGGTGTATGTGGCGCTGGCCCTGGGGCACCTGCGGTTGCCGGAGGGGTTTTCTGGTGCGGATCTGGAGCGGACAATCAGGCGGTTTGTCGAGTATGTTCAGGATGGTTTTGACGAGCTGAAGAAGTTGCGGCCAGAAGATAGGCAGCAGCGGGTGGTTGGCGAGGTGAGCGGGTTTGTGGATGGTCAACGGTTTGCCCAGGAGATTATTCAATGAGTGACGACAAGAGGCCGCAGAATCCGGTTGCAGTCGATATCCGTAATGATCCGTTGCCGCCCTACGAAAAAAAAGAGTTGACACATTATTTGCGCGATCTTAAACTTGCGCCACAAATGGGAAAGCTGGTGCTGCATTTTAACAACGGGATGATTACCCGTGTAGAGCCACAGCCCATACTGTAGCAGGCAAAATAGAATACGGATCCCGGAACGCGGCTTGTCCGCCTCTTCGCTGGCCCGAATGACTTGAGATTGATTCTCTTGTTGTTCGGGCCTTTTTGTTTTTCCGGTGGTGACCAATGGCACAGAGCAACATTGAAATACGATCCAAGCGAGCCAAGCGGCAGAAGGATGTGGCCCCCTCCCCTGCCCCGGCGAAGCGGTCAAAGGATCTGCTGGATAACCCGGAGGCACAGCGCCGGTTTACTAAGGTGCTTGAGTGGCGGCGCCAGGCGCAGCAGGCCCAGACCCAGAACCGTTACGAGATGGCGGTGGATGAAGATTTCTTTGATGGTGATCAGTGGACTGAGGACGACAAGGCCGAGCTGGAGGCCCGCGGCCAGGCAGCGTTGGTGTTTAACCTGATTGCCACGACGGTGCGCTGGGTGACCGGTACGGAGAAGCGGACGCGGGTTGATTACCGGGTGATGGCTCGCCATGACGACGGCACCAAGGACGCGGAGAATAAGACTAAGCTGCTGAAGTACCTGACTGACGTGAACCGCACCGGGTTTGCCCGCAGTAAGGCGTTTGAGCAAACAGTAAAGGCCGGGGTTGGCTGGTTGGAGCAGGGTATTCGCAGTGATGAGTCCGAGGAGCCGCTGTTTGTGCGCTGGGAGTCCTGGCGCAATGTCTGGTACGACCCGCTTTCGGTTGAGCCGGATATGTCTGATGCACGGTTTTTGTTCCGGGAGAAGTGGGTTGATCTGGATGTGGCTCAGGCGATGTTCCCCCAGCATGCCGAGGCGCTGAAGCATGAGGCGGAGAATATCAGCGATCCGAACCAGCTGCGTACCGAGACGAGCCATAACAAGTACCTGTATGGCGATGAGGAGCTGGTGACGACTTACAGCCAGGTGGGTGATCTGGTGGATATGGGTAGTCGTGACCGGGTGAAGCTGGTGGAGTGCTGGTATGGTGTGCCGGGCGGCGTGAAGGTGTTGCGCGGTGTTGATGAGGAGATGGAGCGGCATTCGTTCAGCGGCAAGATTTTCAATTCAGCTGATCCGGTGCATGCCTGGGCAGTGCAGCACGGATATGCCTCTACCTATGATGCGATTCGGATGCAGATGCGGCTGATGATGTACTGCGGGTCTACTTTGCTGCAGGACGCACCAAGCCCGTACTGGCATAACCGTTTCCCTCTGACGCCGATCTGGGGCTATCGCCGCAGCCGTGATAATGCGCCCTACGGAATTGTGCGGGGCCTGCGTGATCCCCAGGAGGATCTGAACAAGCGCCGGAGCAAGGCGCTGCTGCTGCTGTCTACCAATCAGATTATTGCCGATGATGACGCAGTGAATGATTGGGATGATACGCTGCAGGAGGTGGCGCGGCCTGATGGTGTGGTGCGGAAGAAGCGAGGCTCTGATTTCCAGATACGAAACCAGGCGACATTGGCACCGATGCACGTCCAGTTGATGGATCAGGATGCCCGTTACATTCAGGAGTCGGCCGGGGTGACGGATGAGAACCTGGGCCGGCAGAGTAACGCAATCAGCGGCAAGGCGATCGAGGCCCGGCAGAACCAGGGCTACACGTCCACCAGCGACCTGTTTGATAACCTGCGGCTGGCGGTGCAGTTGTCGGGTGAGATCCAGCTGAGTCTGATCGAGCAGTATTACGATCAGGAGAAGGTGTTTCGTTTGACCGGTGAGCGGGGTAATGCCGAGTACACCAAGATCAATACCGGCCCGGATGATCAGATTACCGCCCGCCAGGCTGACTTTATGGTGGATGAGCAGGATTACCGCGGCACGATCCGCCAGGCCATGTTTGACACCATGCTGGAGATGACCAGTAAGCTGCCGCCAGAGGTGGGGCTGAAGCTGCTGACGATTGCCTTTGAGATGAGCGACGTGCCGATGCGTGAAGAGTTTGTGCGGGTGCTGCGTGAGGCAACCGGCATGACTGATCCGAATGAGGAGCTGACACCGGAAGAAGAGGCTGCACGGCAGCAGCAGCAAGAGCAGCAGATGGCGCTGCAGGAGCGGCAGATTAAGGCCCAGCTGGCCCTGCTTGAAGGCAAGGCCAAGGAAGCTATGGCCAAGGGTGACAAGGCACAGATGGAGAAGCTGATGAAGAAGCTGGAGGCGCTGAAGGCAAGTATGGAGATTGCCGGAGGCGTGGCTGCCAATCCTCAGCTGGCTCAGGCTGCTGATCAGATTATGCGGGATGTTTTTGAGGGTGTGAATAATGTGGCCCCGCCGTTGCCGGCCGGGGTGCAATAAGGGAGGCGAAAATGCCTAAGACCAAGAATCAGGCGGTAATGGCGTGTGACGAGGAGTGGGAGATTGAGCGCGACTTGGATGCAATTGTTCGGGCCAAGGCGGTGCAGAAAGACCCGGAGCGGATGAAAAAGGTGCGGGCACTGGCCAAGAAGCGCATTGATGAGAACAAGCGGCGACGCGATGCGGCGCAGGCGATGGTGGACATGGGTGAAGGTAAAAACCCGTAATTGATGCCAGGAGGCAAAACGCATGCTGCAAACAGGGGTAATAACTGTTGCAAGGTCTTTGGCCAGGTGTGGCGCACTCTATAGCGATTACCTTACTTGCCCGGTCTGCGGTACTGCTATGAGGCGTACAAAATTGAGCGTAATGGGACACCTGAACAGGCATGCAGATAGGGGGGATTTCCCTAGACACTGTGCCGGGTATCTTGGCCTGCTGGCCGAAAACAAAAAAGGCGTCAATCGAATCATAGATGGACTGCCACAGGAGAAAAAAGATTTTATCAAGACTACATACGCTGCAATGAGTGCAGTTAATCACGCGGACACACCACAAAACAATGACGCTTTCCCGCTACACAAAACAGTAGCAAGGTGATTAGCGTAGAGACAATGCCAGGAGGCAAGGACAATGGGAATTACAGCAGAAGAAGCACAAGCAGCGGGCCTGTCGCAGGCAGAGATTGACGCAATCAACGGTGTTGATGCGGATCAGGATGATGCAGCCCTGGCAGAGATTGCCGGTGATGACAACGACGAGGAGGGTGACGATGCCAGTGACGAGTCCGGTTCTGACGAAGAAGATGGAGACGAAGGCGATGACGACGCAGGTGATAACGCCGATGACGGAGACGCCGCTGGATCAGGAGCCGATGACGGCGCCGGAGACGACGGAGACGACGGAGACGACGGAGCCGGAGGCGACGCAGGAACAGACCTCTTTACCGGAATAGAGGAGTTTGATGTTCCTTTTGTTCCGCAGCTTACCGGCGAGTTGCTGCCGCAGTTTGCCCAGGCACCCGAAAAGGCGTATGACGACGCTGCCG